TCTTTTTAAATTCAAATCTTTCCTTAGTAACTTTATAAAGATCAAATAACGCCTCTCTAGTTTCAACTACATTTGTCATGATCTCAGTAAGAGATGCCCCAACGCCCATTTCTTTGGCGTCCATTCTAGCACTTTTTCTTTCAAGTGATTTCTTACCCTTTGTTTTCCTTCTCTTTGTTTTAGTAGGTTGAGGTAAAGGATCATTCTTAACTTGATCAATCAATTCATCAAGTTTAGTTCCAAGTTGATCGGGGACTTCAGATTCCCAATCTTCGTCCTTCTCAGGTGCAACTGTCTTTTTAGGAGGTTTCTTTGGACCTTGAACAGGAGGTTCTTTAGGTCCTTGGACAGGATCTGGACCGATTGGAGCAGGATATTGATTCTCTCCCGACTTCTTTTGTTTTCTTTCTTCTTCTTGCTTTCTTTTAAAATCTTCAAAATCTTTCTTCTGCTTTTCAATTAAAGCATCAACAACATCCATAATGTCATTAGAAGTTTCTTCTAACTTCTTTTCAAGATTTTCAGTTATATCGTCTACTAACTTGTCTTCTGGTTTGTAAACAGTTGTTTTACCTGTGTTTAATTTTGGGAGGGTAGTCGCACTTGGTTTATCATCTAGTCCATAAAATTCTTTCAAAAGCATTCTAATATTTCTAATTCCAGGTGTTTCTTTACCTGTCATTAGATCACTTTCAATATTATCATAATAATTTGGAAGATCAGAAGGTGCTAACCAAGTTTCTCTTCCTGCAATAAGACGTTGTGCTGCAGCAATACCTTCATTGGTACGTGGAAACAAACCATAAGCAATAAGAATTCCAGCAGCAATTTCTCTGTGGACATCGTTTTTGATCTTTTTTACTGCTTTATTTGGAATATTTGCCATTATCAGTTACCTACTACGCTTGCATGACCCCATGCTGGAGTGTTAGATAATGAAGACGCCAAGGATAACCCACCAAATGGAATAGGCATTGGAATAAGTTGTGGTGGTTGAGATTGAGGTTGAGGCACTTTACTGGATAATAACCGCATGAGTGTATTTTCCTCTGCATTAACATTAGGATCTTCACCCACTGGTGTATTTTTATTTAGTGCAGGTTTTCCACTAGATATCGCATGTTGTTGCTGTGCTCTTTCTGCTGTTAATGGAGCACTGATTTTATTTTTAGCGTTTCTCACATAAGTGGTTGGATCGACAATCTTACCATTTTGATAAACTTCAAAGTGTAAGTGAGTTTGCTCTTGACCACTACTATTAGAGTACTTGTATAATTTTCCAACTTCTTGACCACCATATACCTGCTTACCAACTCTAATATCAGCTGCTGGAGTAATATGCAGATATCTTGTTGACAATCCATTTCCATGATCAATCATCACTTCTCCATATGGGTAGGCGTTACTTGCCTGAGCAAAAGTTACCTTTCCTGTTTTATATGCAACTACTGGTGCTCTAGAATCTTTTCTTGAATGTTCCGTAATATCAATGCCTAAATGCTTTCTTCCTCCACGTGCAGCAGTATCACCAAATGATTGGGCAGAAGTTCTACCACCAGCAGCGTCAGCACTAGCAAGTGGCATAAAAGTATCACCACTAATTGATCCAGTATAAGGATCAACTGCGGTTGGTGGTCCACTTGCTGCTTGTGCTGGTCCACCCAAAAAGAAATTAGCAATACCCTCTCCTATTCCCATAGCAACTTTTACTGCTGGATTTTCTAGAACATTTTTCTTAATCCAATCAAAGATTTTCTTAATTGGTTCTAAAATACTTTCAAATCCTTCAGTAAGAAATTTTATAACCCTATTAACAATATCCCCAATTTTAGTTCCAACTGGAGATATACCTTTGATATTATTTCCTTTCTGTACTGGTAAATCTTTAACTTCAGATAATTCTTTAATGTTTGCCTTTGCTTTACTCCCAAGTCCAGTTTTGTCGAGATATTCCTGAACAGAAGCAATTAACTGACCGCTACCAAAGTTTAAAAATTCTAATGCTGTGTCAGACCCTAAGAAGTATGCAAGTTTACTTTTAGGAACGATAAATTCGTCCTCACCCCCCTCTCCGACGAGAACCATTTGTGGTTTAGCACCAACCTCCATACCCTCTGCTGCTGCACCAGCAAATGCAGCACCAAATCCAGGATCACTTAAATTCCCTGTGCCATAATCTTCATATCCCTTTGCAGTGATATCTGCAGCTTTTTTAATATCTTTATTTCTTTCTTCTTCGGTCTTACCTGTAATTTGTTGAACAATTTTCTCCCAAGATTCTGGGAATAATTCTCTCAAGATATCAACAACGACAGCAACTAAACCAACAAAGGGAATGGCACCCAATGCAGACAACGCTGCACCTTCATAATCACCCTTACTCCAACGTTCTACCATCTCCCAAAGAGAAAGAACAGTACCAAGACCGATGACTAATCTAGTAAGAATTTTCTTAAGTGCTAACTTGCCACCTTTTTTAATTAATAGTTCTGTTACTTTTTTGCCGATTCTGCTTTCTACTGCTTCTCTAAACCACTTTGTTCCTGCTAACCAAGTAATAAAATCATCATATAATTTTTGTGCAGCACCTTTTAATTTATTAAATGCTGCATTTGCCCCCTCTTTGATTTTTGCATAAGTTTGTGGATCACTGAGGACTGCTTTCCACTTTGACCATTTAGCAGCAATTGCTTCTCCAATCTGTTGACCACCTTTAACAGCAGATTGGATACCCCCCATGACACCCATTCTTGCTTGATTTAGTTTTTGTCCGATACCAGAAAATCTATTGAGGAACCCCAATCTATTTCCTCCCCCTGGGACAGGTGGTTTACCACTTGCTTGGGAGATCATTTCTCGTGAGAAATTATATACCGATCTAGCAGTATCCCATCCCTCACTTACAATTTTCTTACCTTGATTAATCTTCTGACCAACAAATTCCCTACCTGCCCGAACTCCAGGTTCAGCAAACTGCCTTACTTTAGTGGCACCAAAAGTAACTGCATCCTTTGCTTTTGTAAGTGCTTGTTGAGTTTGTAATAATGCCTTCTTTGGATTCTTAACTACAGTTTCAGCAAATCTTTTAGTTTGTCTAAAAGGTCTTGTTAAATTTCTTTGAGCACGTCTAAATCCAACGCTGATTCTACGTCTAAGTGGAGCAGTAAATCTTCTAAGTTGTCTTAAAGGTTTAGTGAAATTTCTCCACTGTCTTTTAATTCTTAGTTTTACTGCTTTTTTAAATCTGTTAACTCTTCTTCTTAGTAATCTTAATCTTGAGCGTACTCCTTTTGGAACTAACTTCTTATAGAGTTTCTTTAACGCATTCTTTACGAGGTTGCGTAACCTCTTCATTAAACTTTTAAACCAAGGAGAATTCTTTTTACTACTTAATTCTTCCTCTTCCCTTTTTAATTGGGATTCCTCACCCTTTTGTGTAGATGTTTCATCCTTATCTAAGAATGCTTTTAATTGAGATAATCTCTCCTTTTCATATTTTTGAATTTTCTTTGCAAGTTTTAAATTTAAAACCGCAGTATTTCTAAGGCGAAGAGTTTCTCTTACTAAAGTACCCGATTTTGGTTGCTGTTTCTTCTGTGTATCTTTTTTAAACTCTGGAGTAGTTGGTTTTCCACCTGATTTCTGAAGGCTGGCAACAGGATTTGCATCATACACTGAAAGTATGATGTCATTGTATTCTGTTAATCCTATTTGCTTTGCTTTCATTAACTTTGGTGCCTTTGCTGTTCTATTCTTTGTCTTTCCTCTTCCAGATACTGTTTCAGTAATGCAATGTAAATGTCTTTCTCCCAAGGAATAAGACCATCAAGTTCAGTCAAACTGTACTTATGATGTTGCATTAATGAAAAATTAGTTCTGTAATAATTCTCTAACGAATTGTGGAAGAGGCTTATCCGAAAAAATTAGCAAGTCCTTCGACGACATAGGTAGATTCAACCTTCGTATTTGGATTGATAAATTTAACCTCATGTTTCAGTGAAGGCATTGTCTCAAAAAACTTTTGAATATCATTAAACTGCTTACTACTCATATTTTCAAGGAACTCTACAAATTCATCAGGAGTCGTAGTACTACTATCCCAAACATCTTCCTCATTATAAATCTTATCAATTGAATTTGCAACAAACTTAAATGTATCGTCAATATCTTCTTGTGGTTTAGTGAAACTATCCAAACCAGGATACTTCATCTCTACCCAAAGATCTTCAGAGATTTGAATTTTACTAGAATGATCTTTGTCAAATTTTACTTTAACATCATCAATATTAACATTGATTTTTACTTCAGTTTCACCATCGTCTGGAGCAATGACAATGAGTTCGATTACTTCACCAACTGACTTCCCCCTAATGTTCAAAAAGATATATTCAATATCAAATGTTGCTAATTTATTAAAGTCAAAATCTTTAGTAGTCACACATGCATTAATAATCGATTTAAGTGCATTGGCAATTTGAGTATCATCTTCAGATTCCAGTGCCATCAGAAGAATCTTTTCTTCCTTTACAACAAAGGGTCTATATTTAATTTTCTGCTTTGTAGATGGGATTGTGAGGTTGTACGTTGGTGTATTCAGAGTAGGTAAAGACATTAATTAAACTCCATATCATAAATTTATTTAGTATCATAATTTAAGAGGATTTACCGTATTTCTCTTCAGAGTTTCTGTTGTAAAGTATTCATAGTAAAATGTAGCTTGTAATCTCATAGGTTGATTTGGGGCATTGCTTACAGTAACATCATTAATCATATATGGAAACGCTTTATGGAGTCGCGTTCTAGTAACTACATTATGAGTATCATAACTGCTTTTTGCTTTTGATTTTGTTTCAGAACTGGTATTGGGTTCTAACTTGTCAATGATAATATCATGAGCATAATTATTATAATATTGTAATTGAGAGAACGTGGTTGGAATTGCAGAAGAAACTCCAAAAGATGTTTCAAATCCAAAAATAAAATCAGACCACAATCTCAGAAACTTTAATGGCGTATGATCCATATCCATTAAAAATGCAATATTCATTTCGGTAAAATTTCTAGTATGTGCATATCTTACATTGATACCAGGAACTGATCCTTTGAAATCTCCTGTTGCAATACTATACCCTGGAATATTAACTTCATCTGCCAAAAAACTCAACTTTGTTCCATTATTCACCACATTGTCATTTCTCCCATAACTTTCTGGAATTGAGGATCCAGCAAGAGGAAAACCTCTATTATTCATAAATTCAGTTAAAGTTCCATCCGAGTTAATACTAAGTAACGGAGGAAGTTCAAAAGAGATATGATACTGATTTGATGTAGCTAATCCATAGTCACCAACAATATTTTTTCTAATTCTGTCGATATTCATCTAAATAGGACTAGGAACGTGTATTTATATTTAGTATGGCGTATAGTGGAAAATATAGACCTGCAAATCCCAAAAAATATAAGGGAGATCCCACAAATGTCATCTACAGATCGTTATGGGAACGGAAATTTATGGTATGGTGTGACACAAATGAAAATGTTTTGGAATGGGGCAGTGAAGAAATCGTTATCCCCTACATTTCTCCTCTTGATAATCGGGTTCATCGTTACTTCCCAGATTTCTATGTCCGAGCAAGAACTAAAACTGGGGGGACACAGAAATTTATTATCGAGATCAAACCATATAAGCAAACAGCGCCTCCCCAAAAACAACAGCGTCGTACAAAGAGGTATATAACTGAAGTTACTACATATGCAGTCAATGATGCAAAATGGAGAGCAGCAATTGAGTATTGTAAAGACAGAAGGTGGGAATTTAAAATACTAACAGAAAAGGAATTAAAAGTATGAGCATCATTCAAGAACTTAAAGACGAAAATGCTAATACTATTGCTAAGCAGAGATCTGTAGCATTTAATTATCTTTTTAATTATGCAAAGGATGATGTTATGGTAGGTAAATTCTATCTGTTTGAATACGATCCCAAAACTAAAGCACAATTGGCACGCTGGGACAAGTATCCTCTTGTATTAGTAACTAATATCTATGAGGATGGATTCATGGGAGCAAATTTCCACTATACTACTCAAAAACAGCGAATGCTCCTTGCTAAAAAGTTTCTAAATAACAATGTTAGAATTCCCATCAAATTGCTACATAGATACATTATAAGTCGAGCAGATAACATTTTCTTTGAAGTTCCAGAAAAGGAACTTGTTGAATTTGCTGCCTTACCGATAGAAGAATTTCGTGATGGAAATAACCGTTTTGTTAGTGCAAAAAAAGTACAACTAAGTAGAAGTAAGTAATGGCGAGCACTAGATTAATATATCCAAAAACCAGTGTGACCAACACTGGACTGTTTCTCACATTTAGAGCATATGATTATGCTGCAGCACCAACCCCACCTGGAGCATTAGCAGATATTCAAAATATCATTTCTGGCAGTAATAGAGATGTAGAACTTACTGCAGATAATATTAACGCTAATTTAACTACTGTTTTTGGTGGTGCGGGAGAAGAAGGTGGTGCAGCAGTCAATCCCACAGCAACGGGTAGTAATGAAAACGGAGCACAAAATACTGGAGTAGCAAATATTTCTCTGTATCTTCCACCCAAATTAGAATATCAATATGGTGCAGAATGGCAAAAGGTCTCATTTGGTGCTTTGGGAAGTATGTTTGGAACTGGAGGTGCAGGTGGGTTCTTTGGTGCTGCAGCAAAGGGAATTGCAGCAACCGCTGGCAATTCTCTTGTCGATCAACTTACTAAATTAGAAGGATTTCAAGCAATTCCAAAAGTTGAAAATATTAGTTTGGATACTTTAGTAGGTGCTGCATTCGGTCAAACATTTAATGATAATTCGCTGCAAACCTTCAGTAAGATGCAAACAAGGTCCTTCAATTTTGACTACTTATTCTTAGCAAGAGATACAACTGAAGAACTTGAAATCCGAAAGATTGTCAAACAGTTTAAATTAGGTATGCACCCCAATTCAAAGCAAAAAGGAAGAAGCAATTCCTTGTTCTTGGGATATCCATACATTTGGAGAATTATCCCAAGTGGACTTAAAAGCAAATTTAAGGTTAAATCAAATGGTGTTGTCACTGATGTAAGTTCTGCAACTCCACATGTTAGTGACTTTTTACCAAACACCAAATACTGTGCATTAACCGCCATGAATGTTGATTATACCCCAGATAATGTTGTTGCACTAACTAAAAATGGGTTTGTTCAAGCAGTTAGAATGAGTTTACAGTTTGCAGAACTCACAACTCTGGTAAGACAAGATATTGAGACCTTTGAAGATTTAACGCAAATTACTCAAAAATAACCATGGCATATTTCGATAAAGTTCCAGATATTCTCTACTTAAAATACGATAAAAATCCAGAAGATGGCGCATATATTGCCATTAAAAACATTTTTGCACGTATTAAACTTATTGACAATATTGTTCCAGGATCCACAATTTTTGAAGATTATTTTATTAAGGATGGAGAGAGACCAGACACAATTTCCATGGATTACTATGGAGATCCTGGATTTGACTGGATTATACTGATAATCAACAACATCAAAAACCTTTATAATGATTGGCCAATGACTCAACCAGTTTTTGAGGAATATCTAAATGCAACATATGATAATCCACAAGGAGTTCATCATTACGAAACTTTTGAGCAAATATACAATGATAACATCATTTTACCCAAAGGTCTTCAAGTCGGTGAAGCATACAGATTCGTTGATCCAGAAGGAAACCTGGTAAGTAAAGAAAATTCTAGAGGTCCAATTTCTAATTACACTTATGAATTGCGTAAAAACGACAAAAAACGCGAGATCTTTGTGTTAAGACCCGCGTTGATTGATCAATTTGTAGAAATTTTCATCAATGAGATGAAATTTACTCCTAGTACTGAATATGTGAACGAAACTCTCAAAATCTCTAGGAATTAATCTCTTTGCCTCCAGTCGTCTGGTTTATCTCTCTGAAACCAATCTACAATCTCATCTGCACCACTAAACCCCGTTCTATGATTGGATGGGTCGGGGTCTCCTAATCCCATCCTATTCATAAAATCATCCATACTGCCCTCTTGCATCTCTGGATTGGCAGCTTGGCGTCTCGCTTTATTTAACCACTCTCGGGCAGTTGTATTTGCTTTAGCAAGTTTTTCTGCCCAAATCATATCTTCTAATTTAACATCTTCCCCATTTACAATACACTTACAAATAAACTCTAATCGTAGCCTGTATTGAGTAGAAAGCATATTACTGATCCGAAAGATAGTGCTCTAATTGATTGATTCGCTGAAACTCACTGTAAGCGATTTCAGAACGAATATGCAGAATGTCACGAATGTCGTCCATAATAAAGGTTGGGTCAACATAGTCGTCTAAGTATTTATCGATTGCCTCTTTGAGGTATCTATACCTGTGCCATTCTGGAGAATAAGGTTTGTAGTTCATAATAAGTAGATTTCATAGAAAAATTACCATCGACCCTTTTGGGCAAATTTTTGGCGGAGTTTTTTTTCCGACTTTTTTGTAACTAAAAAGTGAATTTCGTTTTGGGAAAAAAAGAGGGATCTTTTTCAGACCCCTCCTTCACATCAGAAGTCCTCGTTAGCAAGAGAATCGAAGTAACTATAGGTGTCCTCAGAAGCAGAGGCAACAGCAACTGGTTCAGAAGTAGGAGCAGGACGGGAGTAAGTCGGTTCAGGACTGTTGAAACTAGGAGTTTCAAACATTGCTTCTTCGTCACGAACCTCAGCTGATACAGGACGACCACGAAGAACAGTATCAAGACGGGTCTTCAGTTCATCGTAGGACTTAAAGTTCTTAGCATCAGTGAACTCATTCAGATCATACATTTTATTGTAGATCGCTTCAAGGCGGGCATCATCAAACCCACCGAGAACTCCAGGGTTACCAAAACTAGAAGAATCATAGTTCCAGAAACCAGCAACCTTCTTGATGCGAAGGTTGAAATCAGCACCTGTCCAGAAATCAAAAGGATCGATTGCCTCTTGACCTTCAAACTCAGGTTGCATCAGTTCGATAATTTTATCGTGGATCTTCTTACCATACTTGTAAAGGAAGACACGACCTTCGTTCTGAGGGTTAGCAGGATCTTTGATCACATAAATGTTGCTGTAGTAAGACAGTTTACGCTTTTGCTTACGTGCAACTTCTTTGTCGCTATCCAGACCACTGTTCCACAAAAGGCGGTTTGCCTCGCTGACAGGATCTTGTTGACCCAGGGTGGTGAGAGAGTTTTCAATATACCAACCACCAGGACCTTGGAAAGCATGACTCCAGACCTTCGCCCAAGGCATGTCGCCTTCTTTAATGATAGGCAGGAATCGAATAACGGCACTGCCGACACCTTCTTTGCCCAAAGTAGGTTTCCAGAGTCGTTCATCGACGTAACCAGAAACACCTTCAACCTTATTGATTTCCTTATTCAGTTTCT